CAAAAACTCCTTATTTTCATAGACGTTGCCGATGATTTCGTTTTCGTCAGTCTCTGACCACAGTTGGCTAGCTAATTGCTCACCGTCATTCATAATCAACCAAGCACCCTCAAGCATGGTTACAACGCCTATAATTATTTCATTTTCCGTTGTCGGCTGGGTTCGTACTTGTCTAACTACATCCCCCTCAAAAATCTCTTTGTTATTTTTGTCAAACAATCCTGTTGATTGCATGATGACCAGATGATTAACAAAAACATAATCTGGAGGGGACATGACGTCCTCCTGTTCAACCACTACAACTTGCCCACTTTCTGTAATTGCGAAAGTATCTTTGAACATTTCTTTTTTTGCGCTATCCCACGCTCTAAATTTCGGTCTCATAACCTCACCTCGTCTCCAATCCTTAAAGTTTCGTAGCTTGTTTGTGTGACTACGAAAATGCCGTAGTTTTGTATTGTGATTGTGTACAGGTCGCCAATCTTCTCCTTGTGGACGACTCTGCCTTTGATTTCTGCGCCTTGATTATCTGCTTTGTAGATTACCATAGGGCGCTTTTCTTCTAATTTCTTAATATGGATACTCTGCCAGACATTCAATCCAGCAGACAATAATATCCAGATTGCGATAAATCGTTTCATTCTGTTGCCTCCTTATAAAGCAAATTCATATCAAAATCACTATCTATGAATTGATAAGTCAATTCTTTGTTAATGCCGTTTCCAAGATGGTGATAAACAACATCAACATTTATTTTTTTACCAAGATACTTCTCTAGACGCTCTTTGTTTTCAACATAAAATCTAATATTTCGTTTACGGTATTCGTAAGGACATCTTTTTGAAATATCTCTAGTACACCACATCAACACTTTTGCGATTATGTCTCTTTTTGTGCCACATCCGACGAGAGAAAAGTAGGTGTTGGTTTTAGGAATAAGAATCACTTCAAGTTCGTGATTGATAAATGAGCCTGGAAAACAATTCAACAATTTCTTTAATTCTGAAACAAATTGCTCGTTCATCACTCCACCTCCTTTAAATAATTTTTCCGTCAAAGATCAGGGTAATTGTGCCTGTTCCGTTCTTATTGTCTGAAACCAGAGCACGACAATCCCCACTAAGCTCAACCCCCTCTATAGTGATACTACGTTGAGACTTATTGACGTGAATGATCGTGTCATTTGATGTCTTAATTCTCATTATCTTCCTCCTCGATTTTAATAACGGCCCTACCGTTTGGGTTTCGTCGTTGGTGTGATGTGTAAGTGTAGTACTTTAACATCCTTTCAGTAATTCCTGTTTCGCTACTGATCTGCGCTAATGTCCCAAGCGTAACAAACACATCACCCTGATATAATGCGTAGTCAGCCATCTGCTCCTCATTTCTTTAAATACTCAGGGGTTCCATAACTTCCACCTCTACCTCTATACGAGGGTTTAGACTGTAGAACTTGCCTACATCATGTAGCGCTATCTGACCGTCATCCTGGAAGACGATCCCTGACATGCTGTCATAGAGGGCTTTTTCGTAATTGTCAATGTCAGGCTTTTTGCCTACAGGGATAATCTCATCTAGGAGGGCCTGTTGGTTCTTCTTGACCTTTGAAATATACTGAGGAGGCTTGATGTAAAATCTAAGCTTTGCCATCAGAGCTCCCTCAAGAATAGGCTGCCCCATGTACTGATTAGCAATGAGCAGCTGACAATGATTGCGCCAGGCTTTCATCTGTGGGTCATCGTACGGTCTCCTAAAGCGTGTAAATCGTGGGCGTGATTGAGGTTTAGGAGGGATGTCTAAAATAAATTTCATTTTAATTCACCACTTATATGACCTAAAAGCACATAAAACATCTGCCACGCCTCATCAGTTTCTCCACCTTTTTCTGCAATGAGGAGCATAGTTGACATAATTCTGTAAGGGTTATTTAGAGGGAGTTCTGCCAATCTTCCACCTGTTTCTTCAACTAACACTTGAAACATACCATCAAACACATATTCTTTATGCTCGGTTGTTTCTATTGGTTCTGTTGAAAAATCAGTAGTTGTCATTTCAATATCAACCCTGTCAAACTCTTTTTCAGTTACAAAGTCACTCGCAGCTACATGTGAAAAATCTACATTTTGGATTTCATAACCAAATTTTTCTGCTAGTTGTTCAAGTTGTTGTTTAAATTGTTGTTTTTTATTCATTTTCTTTCTCCTGTAAAAATTCATTGTAAACCTTAGTGAAAATCTCTATTACTAGGTTTTGTGGAATGTTTGACCGTTCGTTGTATGACTTAGAGAATTTTCCCCATTCAATTTCTTGCTTGATAATGTCATTTTTAAGACCTAAATCAAGATTACTAGCAAATTTTGTGGGTTTCTGCAAAGGGTAGTCATAATTGTTGTAGCGTGTGAGGTTGAGATGTGGGAGCTTGAAATCCATGACATCCTCAATATATTTCCACAAGCGCCCACTTGCAGGATTTTCTATTATCCAATACTTAGGCTGATACCTTTTTATGATCTCAATGGTATTGAAAGCACAAAGTTCCCCATTGACTCTCTTCATAAATTGACGGTCATACTGATAATTTATATAGGCTTTCTCGTAGTCAGAGGCGTTCCTAATCGTAAACATGCTAGGCTCCCTTTGTGGAGCAAATAGGCTATCTGAGAGGTCTTCTTGTTTCCAGCAAGCGTTACCCTCGCACATAGCACTAGCATTACTCCAGCTTTCGCATGGTGGGCTAGCTATTATCAAATCAGGCTTTGGCAACTTGTCAAGTTTGTCAAAAAGTGTGTTGTCTCCAAACAAGCGCCCATAGTCAGCAAGGTTCAAATTTATAAAATGATCATTCTTGTTTTCTATATCTATTCCGATTGGATAGATGTCAATGTTCGCCCCCCCCGAACTATTCAGAGCTTGAACGCCTTTTGTATAGCTACCATTCCCACTATCAAACAATGCCCAAACAGTCATTTTAATTGTCAACACTTTCCTCCTCAAACTTTACAAATGTTAGCCAGTGAGTGGTGCCTCTTCGTTGACCAAATAAGGGCTTGAATGGTATCACCTCTAGTAATTTCTTTACATTTATCTAACAATCAGACCATTTAAAGACTAGTGTGCCTCCAATTTTTAGGACTCTCATACATTCTTCAAACCCCTTGGCCAAATCTTCCGACCAGGTAACTTTATCCAGCTGTCCATACTGAGCTTTCATTATCGAATTAGGTCCAGCCCATTTTAGATGTGGTGGATCAAACACAACTAGATTAAATGTGTTGTCTTCAAAAGGCATGTCACGAAAATCACCGATAACATCAGGGTCTACGTTGACCTTTTTGCCATGTATCTCAAATGTTTCTTGCCTAATATCCATAAAAATTGTGTGACTTTCGTTTTTATCAAACCAAAACATACGACTGCCACAGCAAGCGTCAAGGATTTTAATTTTTGACATCGATACCTCCTAAAACGGTAAACCGTCAGCTGGGAGGTCAAATGGGTTAGGATCGGCAAAAGGTGAGTTGTTTCCATTTTGGAAACTGTTGCCTTGCCCTTGTCCGTTCTGACTGTTGCGACTCTCTATCAGAGCCACGCTCTCAGCGACTACTTCGGTCACATATCGACGCTGGCCGTCTTTTTCGTAAGACCTGACTTGTATGCGTCCAATGATCCCGATAAGTGAGCCCTTGCTGCAATACTGAGCAATAATGTCAGCTGTTCCTCTCCATGCTTGAAATTGGATGAAATCAGCCTCACGGTCTCCATTTTCATTCTTGAAATTGCGATTGACAGCAAGTGTGCCCTGCAAGCTAGATACATTATTAGGCGTTTTTCGTAGATCAGGAGGCGCTACAAGCCTCCCAACCAGTGTGACGTTATTGATCATCTATTTTGTCCTCTCTAGCGCTACGCTCTCCTAAGAGATAGCCTAAAAACATCCATAGGATAGCCATTCCAATCTCTTTGATAAAATCATTCATTTTCTTTCCTCTCCTCTCCTGGATTTCTCAACCACTCTAACAGTTCGCTTTGATGGGCAATTAGGTACTCGTCAAAGTCTTCAAATTGACGGATGGCCCATTTTAAGCGTTGGGTGTCTTCTCCACGCCGTGAGCAATACCCGCTCACTTTAAAAATTGGGATAATCTCACTCACGATGTGAGGGCTTAGGTCGTCAATATTTATGGTTTTGTGATTTTTAATTTCAAAATCTAAGATGAACTCATCCCCTAGGTTGTGGATAACCTGCAATCTCTTGCCGTCCGAGTAGATGGCTACGCTGTCAGATACTTTTCTGATGTCCATTCTTATCTCCCCATAGACTCTGGAGATACATCCCAAGATTTTTCTATCTCCAGTTTTCTTTTTTCGCCATACAAAGTCGCTAATAGGTTTTCTATTTTTCCTATCAACTCATCAGGTACTCCGTACTCAGCCAATTCTTCTGAAATTTTTTCAATTTCTGTCATATCTACCACCCACATTGATCATTGAGTTCAGCCTGAGTCAGTGGCTCAATACGTTGATAACCGCTGACTTGATAGTTTTCCTTAAATTTAAACCCTGCTTGTTCAAGAGTAGCCTTGAAACGGTCTTTTTCGGCTGTATCCACAAAATACACCTCTAAAGTCATTTTTTGGGTATATCGTTTTAGGTCGTTTTCACCCCCTTTAAGAGCGTTAGGCTCATTTCGGGGGATTTGTTCACCGTCCAAGATTTCGCCTGTCTCTGGGTCAAAATTTGGAGTCTCTGTTGATTTCGGAGCCTGTTCCTGCTGTTTAGTTTGTTGAGCTGCTAAAAGCTCCTGATTAGCTCGCTCTGCTCGTTCTTGAGCTTGTCTGAGTTCTTCCTTTTGCTTTTCAAATTCATAATCAGCTTTAATTTGTTCAAAGACCTCAGCAAGAGTCAAGTCTTTCAGCTGTCTAATGTAAGGTGAGTCAGTCATGCCATACTCAGCACATAAACCTGAAATAGCTGACTTAGCCTTTTCAAATTCTTGCTGTTTCTGATACTCAAATGTGACCATGTCATCAAGTGACTTCATAGTAGCTTTTTTAAGTGTCACGCCGTCTGCCATAAAATCACTAGCCTTGACATACTCAAGGGCCTTTTCATCAAAGAGACGAGGGTCCAGCATGTACTCAGCCGATTTGTTGGCTAGGTATCCTTTGACTGTGTCAATTCTGACAGCCTTTTGATGATCTTCAAACTCTTTGACATCACTAGCAATTTTGGTGATGATGTCTTTTAGAGGTTGGATGGCACTCTTGACATACTTGTCAAATTCGTCAGCTGGTTCAGATAAGACTTTCTTATTCCTGATCCGTTCATCAGAAACCTGTTTGTCTAGTTTGCGTAGATCTGCAAGTGTCTGCTTGTCGTCCTTGATGGTTGCAGCTGTAACCGTGTAATTTTGATACTTGGCTACAACCTCATTGATATTCTGTTCAAATTTCTCACGGTCAATGATTTCAACCTGTGCCTGTGTTACTTTTACCTGTAATTCTTGCATGTTGTCCTCCTAATATTCAAGTTCACTGCCTAGCAACTCGCCCTGGATTGGCTCCTCACTTTGAGCAGGTTCAGGATCTGTGTGGGCTTGCTCTTTGTTAAATTGCTCAATCTGAGCCATCTTGCGTGCAATTACATCCTCTTTGCTCTCTTGAGGTGTCACATCCTTGATACGGTCAAATGTTTCTCCACCGTCGTCCTCTGTGTACATATTCCCCAAATCCTCAGGAAAAGCCTCTCTAAGAGCGTTTACTAGGGCTGTTTTTCTGATCATAGTAGCTGGCATGCTGTTCCAGGTGCTTTGTTTCTTGTTGTATTCTTCAAGAGATACCTGAATTTCTACAGGTACTTTGAAATTTTTGCGATAGACTCTAGCCCAACCGCCTACCAAAGTATCACCTGGTAGCATAAGAGCCCCTTTGCGTTCGTGCATAACGCCATCTTTATCTACAGCAACCACGCCAGCCTCAAATCCCTCATAGTTTTTGCTCTGGGCTGCACGTTTCAAGAAAGCCTCTTTAGAGACAATCAAGCTGAACTCTGTCCCTCCATTGCGGTTTTTATAGGCTACAATGTAGACCTCGTTGGCTAGAGGGTTTAGGTTACGCCCTTTGATAAGTGACAAAGCTTGTCCCACCTGTTTCTCAGTAAGTAAATTCTGAGGATCAAAGTAGCGTTTGATGTCTTCAAATGTCCAGTCAAGGGCATTGACAGAAATGTCACGTTTAGTCTGTTGTGTTGATAATTGATTATTAGTCATTTTCTTCTACCTCTGTTGTGTTTTAAGTTCCAATTTTCACGCTTTAAGCGGTTGTTTTCGTTCATAAGTGAGACTATTTTGTCCTGTTGTTCGTTGATAATAGTGCCCAACTCATAACAAGTGTTTAACTGCCTCTTTCTCCAGTGGACATTGTCCTCATAGTGTTCTCTATTCATAGGCTAACAATCTCCTACATAGATCCATTGACCAGCTCTAAATTCCCAATCAGCTGGGTCACGTTCTTCCATTGGTTCAGGAGGCTGCAAGTAATCACGGTCATAGTCAAAGGTGCCAAATAGTCCTCTGTCCATTGAGTACCTCCCTAGTTAGCCATCTCTTGATAGACATTGATTAGTTTCTGCTGATCATACACTTTCTCAGCATATCCTTGACATTGTCTACCTAGAGCCATGTTATCCTGTGATAGCTCGTTTAGTAGCTCATTTTTGAGTTTGATTTCTTCTCTTAGTAGTTGATTTTCAATCTGTAGAGCTCTCACATCAATTAGATTGCTCTTGTCTTTCTTTGATTCCTGGATTGGCTCATCTGTCAAGATTTCATCTAGTCCAAAAAATTCTTTTAGTTTTGCTAACATTATTCTTCCTCCTCGTCATCATTTTCTGCCAGGTTCTTCTCAATAGCCTCTTTTGAACTCATGCCATTCAATACATCCATGATGACATGTGAGACATCATGGATAGCCTTTGCTGGAGCTCTTAGACCATTAGGTAAACTTAATAAATCAATAGTTAGTAAGGTAAATGTAGACAATTTATGTAAATCCTCTTGTAGCTGTTCAATGCGTTCAATTTTTTCTTGTTGTGCGTCAATTTTTTCTTGTTGTGCGTCAATTTTTTCTTGTTGTGCTTTGATAATTTGGTCTTTGTCAATCATGATTTTTCTCCTGTGGATAACTGAGTTATCCCTTTCTTTTATTTAGATTAGTAGTAGTTTGTTGTAAAGTTAGTACTTATTACTAAGTTAGTGCCGTTAGGCTTAGATTGTTGTATAGTTAGTACTTGTTGTATAGTTAGTATTTATTAGAGGGCAATTTTACACATGGCAATTTTACACATGGCAATTTTACACATGGCAATTTTACACATGGCAATATTTTCCAACTGTATTTTTAAACTCCGTCATCTGTGGATAACTCTTTCTCAAGATTAGTTTTCAGATACTCAAAGTAATCATCTGAAATAGGCATGTCTGAAAAAAATCTATGTACTGTGACACCTTTGCCTCTGCCTAGCCCTAAGCGGTATACTCTGAGATAGCCTGCTTTCTCTAAAAGCTTAAAGTGCTCATCTACGGTGCGCCTACTTATTCCTAGACGTCGTGCAATCTCGTCAGGATACACAACCCAATCAGACTTATTAGTCAGTATGACTGCCAAAATCCCTATTGTGGCTGGTTTCAGTTGCTTATCTTGAGTGAAAGTGTTATTGATAGATGTGTAATTTTCGTGAGTATTTCTTAGAATATACTGCATACCTCATATTTAAGCCCCTTTCTGTAACTCTCGCTTGTGCATTCCTAAAATGATGTCATAGTACGAATGACCAGCAGGGATGACATATCCTGTCAGATCGTCAACTTGAGAACCATCTGCCATGATGTTTACAATCCGTGGCTCCCATTCCTTTTTTACTGTTTTCATGATATAATTACCTCGTAAAGTATTTTGCTTAGTCCCTCAATGGAATTGCCGTTCCAAAGGGGCTTTTTGTTTTTATCCTGTCAAGTATTCCTGATCAAGGAACTTGTTGATAAAGTACTGTTGGCCCTTACCAGTGACAAGTGGTGTTTTGCTAACTGTGATGTGGCCGTCAGCGTGTGTGATACTGGTTTCTTTGACTCTGATGAGTCCCATTTCTACGCTCTTTTGTGTAGGCATGTTCCAGTCACGCCCATTGCGTTTGATGAGATATCCATGAGCTCTGAGCCAATTAAATAAGCGATTAGCTCCCATGTCTACCCCATTCTGCTTGAGTAGTTTAGCAAGCTCTCCAACCAGGATAGATGTGTGACTAGCACTGACTGCCTCAGCAAAGAGTACTTTAGGACGATCAGCCTCAATCTGAGCCTCCAGCTTGTGGACTTTCTGATCAGCCATGAGCAATGCTCTTGCCATGATTTTCTCAGGGCTATTAAAGTCTTTCTCTACTTGTATAAAGTATTGTCGGACTTGCTTGCCTCGTTCCGTTCGCTGTATCATGGCAATTTCTTTGGCCATGTCTAGCTTGATGACGTGGTCTACTTGATTAGTTGAATTTCCTTGAGCTGTTACTCTTTTTTGAGTAATAGCTAGATAGTCTTGATTTTCAATAAAACCATATTCTGTCATACGATTAAACCAATCATTGTATCTAGTCTTGACATCCAGAGCCTCGTGTAGTTGTCTACCTGATACTACTGGCTCATGATTATCATTCAGAGTTACGTTGATGATTTCATTCATATTTGCTCCTTTCTTTGTTGTTGTTTTCGCAACTTTTGGCGTAAAAAAATACTACTAGAAATCTTCCATCTTGACACCTAGTAGCTCTGCCAACTTGCTTGCCTCTGAGAATGTAAAATCTCTGCCACGGTATCGGTTGAGCTTAGTGCTCAATGTTGATTTATCTATACCCAATTTTTCAGCAATATCTTTCTGTTTCATTCCTTTTGAAACAATGATACCTTTTAAATTGTGGTATGGTTTATCTACTACCAGTGCCCCTGCCATAGACATCTCCTTTCTTTTTTGTTGCGTTTTCGCAACTTTGATGATTTTAGTATAC